TTCAGGTGGGGGATTCTGTTGTCACCCACTTAGGGAACACGCAAGAAGTAGTCCGGGTGATGTCTCGTCAAGTCTCTGAAGAGATCTACAGAATCAAACCGCGTGGGACTACAGAACGTCTGGAGGTAACGGGAGAACATCCGTTCTTCGTGTTCCGTGCCGTTTCTAACTGTGTTGTCTGCTCTAAGCCAGTACATCGAAGTCTGCACTGTATCTCCTTCTTGCTGGGTAAGCATTATTGCTCAAAGGAGTGCTACTACGCTAAGCGAGTCTCGAACAAGCAGCTCTTGGCGGTGAAGTCAGGTGAGTTTGTTGAGGCCAAGAATTTGTCCAGGACCGACTTCACTTCGGTACCAGTTCTACGAGACACCGTTGACCCTGGTTTGACCTTAGGTCAAGCCAGGCTGCTGGGCTTATTCGCTGCTGAGGGTTACTACAAGCTTTACGCTTACCAGGGCAATGAGAAGGTAGCCCCCACGTGGGCTTTCCACAGGGATGAGACTGCGTCTCTAGCGAAATCTGTAGTGGCGTTGCTCAAGTCGGAGTTTGGGGTCGAGGCTAAGATCCACCCTCATTCTAATGACAACGGGATCCATGTAGACACGGCGGTCAATAGGGATCTCGTTCAGTTCTTTTCTCATTGGGTCCCAGGTGAGTCGAAGACTAAGAGGCTCCACTCCGATCTTCTTCGGGCGCCTGTAGAGGTGCAACGTGAACTGTTGCAAGGGTGGTTTGAGGGAGACGGGAGTTTCACTACATCCAAGACTGATTTTCGTCTCACTGGGTCCACAGCTAGTCGATCTATGGCTAATCAGATGCAGATGATGCTCCACCGTTTGGGGGTGTCGTCACATCTAACTAGAAGTGAGACCGATGGTCGGTCTAGGGTGCGATCAGAGGACGGATCAGTTCGTATTGAGAGCGATCCTTCAAAGAGGTGTGTCAGTTGGCAGGTAGCTTGTGGTGGAGGGTGGTTAGAGAATCTTGTCGAAGGTACTTACTACGAACCTGGATACCGTGCGTCGTTAGAGGCCAACGGCGGAGTTCAGCGCGTACCTGAGTTACGGTTTTTGAACGGCTATCATCTTCAGATGGTAGAGAAGATTGATAGATTCTCTTACTCAGGGCCTGTGTACAACTTGGAGGTTGCAGGGGACAACTCCTATTTGGCTAACGGCGTCTCTGTTCATAACTGCGATTCCTTTGAGCGGAAGTTGCTGCTCTCGAGCTTCAAGACTTTCATTGGGGCTCAGTCTTATGTGGAGCACGTTCAGATCCCTGAGCTGTCAAAGGGCAGGATCATCGATGCAGCGGCTCGCGATGTGGGGGATTCGGTCTACATCGACATTCTGATAGCGAACGATCTCAAGCACGCCCCGCTTATTCGGGCGATCAAGAGCGGCAAACTTGGAACGCTCTCGATGGGCTGCACAACCTCGTCCACGATCTGCACCAAGTGCGGCAACGTTGCGGAGGATGAAACCCATTTGTGCCCTTGTGTGCGTTACTTCAAGGGCAGTGAGTTCATCGACGGTCTGGGGATCAAGCGAAAAGTAGCTGAGCTTTGTTTCGTTTCCGGATCCCGGGTTGTGATGAGTGATGGGAGCCGTAGGGGGGTAGAAACCCTCCAAGTCGGGGACATGGTCGTGACTCATAAGGGTGTGCCCCGAGAGGTCACACGGGTGTTTGAGCGATCGTATCGGGGTCCTTTGATCGCCGTGAAGGCAGAGGGGGTGCCCCAAACATTGCAAGTTACGCCAGAACATCCATTCTGGGTACTGTCTGTACGGGACGAGTGTGCTTGCGGGTGTGGAGGTAAATTACCAAGGCCAAAAGACTTCGGTAAGGCTAGATTCTGGAGACGTTATTTGAAAGGGCACAACCCTAATCAGGTGGTGTCCTTGTCCCCTCCTGAGTTCGTGTTCAAGAAAGCTGAAGATCTACGTCCTGGGGATGTGCTTGGCATGCCCATACTCACAGAACAAAGGGTCTCAGTTTCTGATGTAGATGAGGATCGCGCAGAGTTGTTGGGCTGGTTCCTAGCGGAAGGGTCCTTCATCAAGCATAAGGGTCAGCGCCGCGGTGTGCAGTTCACCCTGAACGGGGAGGATGAGAATGAAGTGGTGCACCGGTTGGCTGGTTTGTTGGAGAAATGCTTCACGCCAGAGCAACGTTTGACCTCTCCACCAAAGCGGCGTTCGCATGGGAGAGGCAATGCAACTGATTCGTTACTCAACGCTTTGAAAACGCCCAAACTGACGTGTGATTTAAAACAGATTTTCCCGTCGTCGTATGTAGGTGCGATTCTTCGCCGTTATGCGCGTAAAGGGATTGTGTCTTCTAGGCCCCTAGAGCCAGGGGAAAGGTTGGATGTCAAAGGTCGTAGAAGAAGCCGTGCCCGAGTGTGGTGTTCACTTCAAGACGAAGCTTTGTCGGAGAGGACAACTAACTATGAAGCCAATTCGGGCCGTAAACATCTCGCCAAACTGACTCAGTACAACGCTCGGGCTCGATGTGAACCGCGGGTTCACCTATACAAGAGAACGGAAGGTGGCCTCAAGCTCGTTGTTGCGTACAACAATACGTCAGCAGCGGATTGGTTCTATCGACACGCTGGGGAATACTCAGATAGCAAACGACTATCAGAAGAAGCATTGTACTGGCCTGTTAGGCTTCAAAGGCAAATTCTAAAAGCCTACGTTCATGGGGATGGATCAGTTGATCGAGTAGCACGACATTACGGGTCGTCTGTGTCTGAGACGTTGGTGTCTCAAATGCAATTGGTGTCTGCACGATGCGGGTTTTGGACACGTAGGCAAGTGGTCTACGAAGGACGGTCTGTTGAGATAGCTCAAGTCGTGAATGGGGATGCCTGTGTAGGAATCGATGGTCTTAAACCTAGGCATGAACTGCATTTCCAACCTTCCGACGAGACAACGCAGTTCTTTGGCTTCGACGTTGATCACGAAAGAGGGACCGGCCCTAGATGGAGGTCGTTTCGTGGTTACATGTTGTACTCCATCAGAGGTTTGAGTCGTCGGACCTATGACGGGAAAGTGTACAATCTGGCCGTAGATCAGGATGAGTCCTATTTGGTCGAAGGACTAGCATCGCACAATTGCGGTCACTATACGGATCCTAACTCGGTCCGTTTCATCGAGGCGTCATGGGTCGCCAACCCAGCGTTCAAAGGAGCCGTTCTCAGGAACATCATCACGCATGGCGTGCCTGAGGGTGTGGAAAGGCAGCTCCACAAGGCGTTTTTGATGCCGACACCTGTAGTGGACCCTAGTCACATGTCGAGGGCAGCTCGTTGGACGCTGGGGCAGGAAGAGGATTTCACAGACACCTTCGAACCAGAGACTGAATCGAGTCCAGAGGTGGAGGAGGACCCGGTTGACAAGGCAGTTTCGGATCTGACGGACGCAATTCGGGAAAAGGCTATCCGCAAGGTTAGGGACGAGATCAGCAAGTCTGAGGTGGATGAGATCCGCACGCATGATCCGAATACGCAGAACGATACTTTGATCCGTTCAGCTCTACAGCATCCAGAGTGGCGAAAGATAGCCAGATCTGTGTTTTCTTTTGTAGGTAAGCAGAGAACTAAGAGAGTGCTTCAGGGCCTGATCTTACACAAGCAAGGCGGGTGGAAGCGCGTGCAGGCAGCAGGCTTCACAGGTAGGGAGATACTGGCTGTCTCTAGGGTCATGGATCTCATGGGCCAGAAGACCACCATGGCCGGTGAAAACAGAGTTTATCGGGTCGTACTGGATGTGGGAGGTTCGGCCCCATATGAAGATGAAAAGACCTACCTAGCGGCTTGCCGGCAAGTTCTTGGCCGACCCGTTACAGGTAGTGAGGCGGCCCGGCTGCTAGAAAAAGGTCGTTTGTATGCTTTGGGCCGATCGTAAACCTTTTATGCAATCGCTCCCCTGCGGGGAGACAACCCCAGCCTAGGTAAAAAGGATCCCCTGCCATGCGTGAGCGCTCAACCTGGAATCGACAAGACGTACTTCGAAAGGCTGCCTCGATCAACAAGGAGGCGGACCCTTACACGATGAATCAAAGTCACCCTCAGCCTCCTGCGGATGAGTACTTGACTGGGGATCCCTCAGCGTTTGCTGAGGATGTGCATTCTCCTGGCACGTGGAAGTCGGAGTATGAGGGCGGTCAGACTAAGCGTAACGAAATCGGTGAGCCCGAGATGCGAGGAGACACCTTCAATCACGCGGAGAAGACGGCGACAGAGGTCCTTATGAAGAAAGCCGATCTTTGCATCGCCATCGCTCAGTTGATGCTCGGAGGGAAGAAGGTCGCCTCTGAACAGCTGATCGAGGATCAGGCTGTTGCTCTGATGCACCTGCCGGACAGTGAACTCCTGGATACTCATGCCCGTCTTGCCTCGGATGACGAGGACAGTGACGACGACGATTCGCAAGACGAAGATGAAGGCCAGGACAAACAGGCTCAACAGCAGTCGGATGACGACGATGAGGGCCAGGACAAGCAAGCCCAGCAACAGTCCGAGGATGAGGAGTCGGAGGACAAGGATGCTGACCAGCAGCAGGGTCAGGGCCAGCAGAGCAAACAGGCTAAGACTGCTGAAATCATGCAGCAGATGGCCCAGCAGATTGTTCAGGCCGTGTCTTCCGGCAATTACGCTGCGGCCCAAGAGCAGGTCCAGAAAATGGTTCAGCAGGCTCAGCAGCAGATGCAGCAGGGTCAGCAGCAACAGCAAATGGCCCAGCAGATCCAGCAGATGATTCAGGAGGCTATGGGGCAGATGCAGCAGATGCCCCAGCAGCAGGTGCAGCAGGATCCTCTGCTGGATGACGAAGAGACCCTCGATCAGATGCTATCAGCGTCGGCGGATCAAACTGCTTCAATGTCTGAGGCAGACATTGAAATGGAAGCCGCTCCGATGGACGTGGGGGCGAGTGATTTGGGCCAGGAGGATGCAATTCTGCGTACGCTCTTTGCTCAAGATGACGAAGACGGTGAGCAGCAGGAGGATGAGCAGCAGCAGGATAAGCAAGCTGCCGCCAAAACTCGTACAGCGTCTACTCGCACTGTTGGGACCCGTCCCACGGGCGGTGTGTCCAAGCTAGGAGGTGTCGGTGCTGGATCCGCTGGTGGATCTGAGGGTATCGAACAACTCTCCAAGCTATGGCAGTCGGCACCGGACGTGCGAGACGCCTTTAACCTCAAGTGACCTTTTTCATCTCGGTTCGCCGAGATGCTTAGATCGAATCGGATGTAAAGCACCCTAGTTCAACTGCCCGTGAAGGAGAAAGTCAGACCATGACTAGTTTCGCCATCGGCGGTCAAAGCTCGGGTGATTTTCGGGAGACTTCTGGACGTTTGCAACCTCTCTACGTCGTGACCCGCAACTCAGTGGGTATTCTGACGGCGGATGCATTCACACAGAGCAATCCCCCGATCGTCACCGTAGCCAACACCGTCTCCACCACGCTTTCGGGCGTCATCAAGGTAGGTGTCCTTGGTGGTACCGTAGCGTTCACCAGGCCCGATGTTGGCAACAACTACATCGGTGGCCCCAACTCGGCTGGCTTTGTCGCTGGCTGTCGACCTCTCGGGTTGTTTCTCAACGACGCTTTGGGTAACCCCTTCGAGAACACGCCAGGTGTGGCTTCGGGACGCGGTCCATACGTCTGCGGGAGCGGCTCGTGTGTTGGTGTCTCAGTCTACGAGACACAGGTGCTGATCGGCGGTGGCGCCGGGAATGCCCTGACTTACGCGGCTGGTGACAAACTGTACGCTTCTCAGAACGGTTTGCTCACCAACGTACTCGCGGACAGCTACGAGACCCAGGTTGCGGCTGGGATCGAGAACAATACCATCATGGGCATTGTTAAGGTTGCTCCAGACGCCAATTCTTCGCTCCTCGTGTTGGACCTTAGGGTCTGAGGACTTCGGACAATAGGAGCAGAGAACCATGGGTAACCAAGTCTCAAACGCCACAAAGCAGCAGGTCATCTCGGAGTATATCAAGACGGCCGCTGGACGTGCGAAGCTCGCAGCTTCGATGATCCAACCCCTGCGTCTTCGGCGGGACTACTCGTCGGTTGGTCGTAAGACCTTCCTCGTCGAGCAGCTTCCGGACGGAGCATTGCCGATCTACGACAAGGATCCGGATGTCACGGCCTACGTCGTGGGCGAGGAAGGCGAGAACATTCTTGCCATCCAGAAGCCTCGGCGCGTGATCTTCCCCTTGTTCGAGATCGCCTCGAACCCGGAGATCCCTCTCACTCAGATTAAGGATCGTCGTTTCGATCTGATCGAGCGTGCTCAAGATCTGGCGAAGGCGCAGATCCAGGCAGCGGAGGATGAGCGTGTGTTCGCGATCTTGGACAGCATCGCTGTCTCGGGTTTCGACACGCTGCCGGGCCAGACCAACCCGGACGTTCCGGTGGTCGCTCCGGTGTCGCCTGCGGTCCTGGCTGATGCGTTTGCGGCGATCGAGCGTCACGACCTTCGTGTCGCCCGCATCTACATGAACGCTACGGACTACGCGGACATCCGCAAGTTCGGTCGTGATATCTTGGACATCGAGAGTCAGGCCACCCTGCTCAAGACCGGCCTCCAGGCCGTTCTGTGGGGCGCCCAGATCATCACGTCCAGGCTCGTTCCGACCGGCTTCTCGTACGTGTGCTGCGAACCCGAGCAGTTCGGCCGCATCCCCGTTAGGACGGAAGTCACCGTCTTGTCGGCGGATGACCCGAAGGCTCGCACCATCGGCTTCTCGTGCTTCGAGAACCTGGGCATTGGCGCGTTCAACCCGCGTGGTTTGACCCGTATTGTCATCACCCGGGTGTGAGCGTAACTAGGCGTACAGCCTAGAGAAACCAAGGCGAAGGCCGACCTGGGAGACTGGGTCGGCCTTTTGCTTTTTAATCTCGCAGGAGAGGTGTAGTGTCTGGTTGGTTCCTGCGGTACGTTGCTTGGCTTCGTAGGTAGTTTGATTTACCGATAGTGTGTTTTTTATGGCAACTTTCTAGTGGTACCCTCGTAAGCGTGGTAGCTAGGTAGCATCCCTATGGCCTCTAAAGAGATCCCCACGGAGACACTGCGCACCCTCTACGTTGAACGTAATCTTACGGATAAAGAGATAGCCCAGATGCACGGTGTCTCAGATGTTTCCGTATCGAAGTGGAGGCGTAAAGCAGGGATTGAGACAAAGAGTCAGCTTGCCAGGCTGGGCCACGAAACGGGTTGTCTTGAATTTGACACGCTCACTCCAGCCAATTTGGCCTCCATGTACTCGTCTATGGGCCAGCAGGCCATAGCCAAGAAATTCGGTGTCAGTAAACCAACTGTCAGATCTAGACTGAAGAAATTTGGAATCCGTTCGATATCCAAAACGGAACGATCCACATCTCGTGTGGAATTGACTCTGGAGCAAAAAGAAGCCTGCATTGGGGTCATGCTGGGGGCCCATGGATTGAGCTTCTCGGTGCCGGACGGAGTGATGGCCCCGCCCAGCCTGAGGAACATCCACAAGGAGCTGCTTGACGACCTTGGGGTGCAGCGTTCACACCTCGACGGCAACCTCATCGGGTGGGCCAAGCAATTCGGTCTTGACAGTGCGGGCCCACGAGGCTGGATCCCATAGGGGGCAAGGCTGGGAGACCTTCACGGATGCCGTGATCAAGCTCCTCAGCGATCGGGATAAGCCGATAGTCTTCGTGCTCTGGGGTCAATACGCCCGCAGCAAGGCTGCTCTGATCGACACTGAGAGGAACACGATCCTCGAGTCGGCACATCCGAGCCCTCGTAGCGCCTGCAACGGCTTCTTCGGAAGCAAGCCGTTCTCGAAGGTCAACTCCGCCCTCGAAGTCTACGGTCACAAGCCTATCTACTGGGGTCTACCTGACACAGTCCTTTAGTCCTTTTGTGGTTTTTCATAAGGGGGTGCTCTTGCCCTCTATATGGAGATCACACATGGAAATCAAATACAAGACCGGGGATTTTCTGAACTTCGTTGCGACCCGAACTTTTGCTCTCGGCACCACGGATGTGAGTGTGGTTAAGGGCAGTGAGCTGGAGTTTGATGGTTCAACTGTGAAGTATAGTGGGTCTTCCTACGCATTCCCTCAGCTTCGAGCGGCGGTGAAGACGGGGTGGGTCATCCTTGCCGAGAACTATCTCGAGGGCCAGGTGTACGATCGGCCTGCACGGGCTAAGATATCGGTACGGTCTGCGGTTGAGGGTAAGGCTCCTCCACAGGAGATGGGGGAATCTTCTGAGCCGGACGAGCAAGAAGTCTCAGCCCCGGGCACATTTCGGTATTCAGCTAAAGGGGGGGAGGCTCCGAAGGCCAGGCGTCAAGAGGTTGAACCCCAAGACGGAGTGGTGGTGGGCCGAACGTTCAAGACGGCTGCTAAGACCAGCAGTTCAGTTACGGCTGAATCTGTGTCCAGGACATTATCTTCGACGCAAGACGTGCAAATCGAGGCCGGTCAAGGTCTTTCGGAAGAGGCTGTTCTGTCAAGGATGTCCGATGAAGATCGGGTCGCATATTTCACTAAGAAACAAGTACTGAGGTCCCAGTACGTAGACACGGAGCCCGGTCCACCTGTTGTAGGTCGTGTAGAGTCTGTTGGCTCTAAAGAGGCCGAGGGCCTGACTCTCACTCAAGCAGTGGGTGGTGGGGTAGAGACCGTCGATCTTGGTGGTACTGGGGGGAAGGCTAAAGAGAGTGTGGTGGAAGAGGGGGGAATCACCTTCCGTACCACGAATGGTCCGGAGAGAACGACAGATCCTCATCCTCGAGAGGTAACTGAGAGAGGTAAGGTTGCTTCTGATGGGACTTCTGAGACACGCCTCCACATTGCTCGGATGTTGTGTCCGGAGTTCCCGGATAACTATGATTTTTCGGCATCTGAGAGGAAGAAGATGGCACGCCTTCAGGCCGACTTTGAAGATCGTCCGGATGTTCTCAGAGCGGTATTCGCAGCGGAGACGGACGAGTTCAAGGTTAAGCTTCTCGAGGAGTTCCCAACGACCTTCAGGGTCTGAGTTGGGTTTCCTCTTGTGGGCCCCGTTTATTGCACGGGGCTGAAAGGCTCCGTCAG